TGAAGATGATTGTATTCTGTATAAACAGTTCCTGATGTCCAATCAGTTCGTTTAATAACATGAGATACATCAGACCCATTAATTAATTTTGCAGCTATGCTATCATCGTGATGAATGAAAGGTGCTACTGTCGTATCTATTGGTGTTGGAATTAATGTATCAGAAGGACTGCCTTCCATATATTGACCCAAATCAGCACCAGACCAACTATCAGCCTTACCAATTATTAGATACATATTATTAGTTGAAAACGAACTAATAAAATTATCTGCGTTATAAGTTCTAAATGCGTTAGTTATAATTGCTGGCATAATCTCAATCCTTTTTTATTTATTTATAATGCTATTCTATGTTTTGAATTTAATATTGGTTTTAGTCCCACATGAAACCACGGCCACAGCGGTGGAAAAATTACCATGCGACCTCTTCTTGATTATTTATAATATTTATACCTTACTTATGTGACTATTCATCGTAAATCTTGTTTTTTCGTTCGCTGTTGTAACATATCTTGCGATTATTTCATCTTTGAAATGATCTATTGTATACCCACCACCCAGATGTTCGCCTGTATTAATATTAATTGATTTACTATAACCACCCTGTTTATTAAATTTCTGTCGGTCTAGTTGTCTGCGCAAAGGACCCAATTGCAAAGCACCCTCTACTCCAACTGAACTTTGACCCCAATCTTCCCATAGAGAAATATTACCATCTGTAATTAAACCCCATTCTTCATTGTCAGGTGGGGATGTATGAGATTGATGAACAAACAACCAATCATCTGCTTCTGTTATACTTAATATAAAAATAGGTAAATCTATTTCAACAATATGCCAATCTGAATGTCCAGGTCCCATTTGAGAACCAAGAGCTTGTCCATTATGTGGCCACGGATCTCCATCTGGCCATTCTGGATTTGTCTGCTGTAATTGTAGATTGAGTCGTATTGGTGGCTCAATATCTCCGTCATGCCAAATAATTTTCCATGGCCATTTGTGTTGTGGAGGAATAGAAAGTCCTATTCCTGTTTCAAGCAATCCCGTAATTAATGTTCTACCAAACAATGCAAGTCCAGAAGGATGCACTATTCGTTTGACATAATCTCTCCACTTGTCAATTGTATTACCAGCTTTAATCTCATATGAAAATGCTTGATAATATCTGCTATCTTGAATATAGTTAGCAGCTGATAATTGTCCGTCATCACCAACCCATCTTGTATTTGCTTCATTTTCATAACTACCAATTGTTGCTACACCTATTGCAGTACCATCACCCGAGGAAGAAAAATCTAATGTTGGAACTATTTGATAATGAAAACCACCATTTACTAATTTCAAAGTTTTAATTCCACCAATACCAGAACCACTTAATGTAATACTAGCTCCTGTTCCACTTCCTCCACCAGAAACAGTTGGTATACTTTTATACCCAAATCCATTATGCTCAAACTCTACCGCAGTAATTCCACCACTACCATTAATTGTTTTTACAAGTACACTACAAGTTCTTCCATCTATCTCTAACTTACCTGTATTATTAATCGTAAGTTTATCACCAACTACATATCCAGTTCCAGCAGTTGGTATTGCATATGTAGTCATACTTCCAGTTGTTAATGATGAAACTAAAAACTGTGCCCCAGAAGCAGCTGCACCACCACCAACAATAGGAATATTATCTTCTACACTATAACCATTGCCAGGATATGTTATCGTATAACCTGTTACCATTCTATCCAGAGTAAACGTATTTGTTCCATCTGTAATAGTTTCATTGTCAATAAATGTTCCAACAACTTTAGAAAGATAAATTGTGGATACTTCAAAAACACCAACCTGTTCTTTAAGAACCAACTCAACAATTCCTTGTGTACCAGATGTTCCACCTGTAATTGTTTTACCGGTAAAATCAAATATAGCTGAACTTCCACTAGTGTCAATACATCTTAAAATTTTATCTTTAGTATATCTTCCATCTGATACACGAAGCATATCAACAGAAGGATAATAAAATTCAATTTCTTCTTGATATAATAATCGGAATAAAAACTGGAAAGATTTTTCACTACCTTTGGAACGATAGAAATCACGAAGTCGTTTTATTACATGCGGTTTATTTGAATTAGCAAAAACTGCCTCTGGAATATCTTTACCAAATTGTGTTTTAAAATACTGTAAGAAATCATCAACTGTTTTATCAATATTAAAATAATTTCTTAAATTACCAACAATTTCATATGGTTTACCAGTTTGTTCCAGATACTCATAGTATGCTTCCAAGAAAGCTACAAACGTAGCATGATCCTGTTTTACAAAATCTGGTAATTGTCCTTCTACACGAACAGATATTCGTTCATCAAACGAAGGATGTATTGGAGTGTTTGGATTGCTTGCCATATTAAACTATTGTCTCCGCTACCATTGTAATATTAATTGCAGCCGTATCGGTTGAATCAGTTGTTATTATTTGTTCTCTTAATGGAGTAATATCTTGATTGTTAATTCCTGGTGTTACAATCATCTTGATATATGTTTTTCCATCCGAGATAGTATATGGAGTGAAATTATTTAAAACAACTTTACCAGTAGTATAATCTATTGTTCCAAGATTCTGAGAACCATCAGCAAGAGTCATATATGCCACCGGACTATCTACAGCAATACTATCTGTAGCACTAGTATAAGTTGATCTTATTAACTTAACAACTCCTAAACTATCATCAAACAATGTATATGTATATCCATCACTTGCCGTAAAAGCAGTACTAGTAAGTGTTCCCTCAGCTAGCGTCGTATTAAACTCCACAGTGTATGTTGCAGCTACTGCTAAAGTCATTGGAGCAATTTGCATCTGATATCTAATAGATGTTTTACTATTGCGTATAGAACTATTCGTATCATCTATTACTCCTGCTAATTTAGAATATCTAAACTTATTATCAAACTTTTGCAAACTCGTTGAGAAGTAATTTGTAATAGTTGAACTTATTAGAGATTTTAAAGTATCTTCATTCGTCAACAAAGTAACAGGATCATAATTAATAGTTGTGTCAATTAGGAGATAATAAAAAATCGGGTCAACAATTTCTGGTGTTACAGTAACTACATTAGTCTTTTTCAATATAGAAGTTTTTATAGCATCTTTAGTAGCTGCACTAAATGCTGTATTGCCGTTTGGTTTAACTGCTATATAAACTTTACCATATACTGCTGGACTTGCATCCTCACCACCATATACCGTAATAGATTCTATATCACTTCTTTCACCAAGTAAGATAGCTTTATAATCTTCTTTAGTTGTTGCACGTTTTTGTGCTTGATATAATTTTGGTGCATTTGTTTTTAATGAAGCAACAGATTCAATCTCTGCTCCACCTGAAGCTGCACTAGCAACTGTCAATGTATAGTTAGCTGATGATAAACCAGCAACTGTTCCAACAGCCGTAAATGAACTTGCCTTATTTGAAGCCAAACCACTTGTAACTAAATATTCAATAAAAATAATATTAGCATCAGCTAACTGTGCGCCAACAGCACCATCACCAAATAAAATTTCATATTTTTGTTCTTCCACTTCTTGTATCCAAAAAACTTTCTGTGTAGATGCTATTGTTGTAACATCTAATGCATTAGCATTTGTCCAAGTAGTTACTGCTGTATCTGATGATGAATTTTGAACTTGAACTGTAATAGTAGAAATATCAACATTTCTATTTGGCACAACAAATCTTTGTGTTGTATCAGCTAAGTTGACAGTATATTTTTTATTAACAATTGTGCCTTCTCTGATCGGTAAATTAGTAACTGAATAGGTACCAGCAATCGGATAAATTGTTTTGTTAGCTGTTGTTGTAAACGTATAACTTCTTCCACTAATAGAAGTAGTAAATTTTGTATTTTTTGCAATTGATAAAGAAAGGGGAGAACCGCTTGGAGTAAAAGTCATATCCAAGTATGCAGTAGAAGCAGTGACTGATGCTGGTATAACATTCAAATGTTTTGCATGAGATACTACTGATTCTCTGAGTGAAGCAGAATCTATAAACATTTCATTAACTGCCATGTTTGCATAGTATCCCATATAATGAGTATTGTATGCTAAGACATCTAACAAAACATCCATACCACTTCCAGCAAAATCATAATCAGCAAATTGACTCTGTGCAGATAAATATGATTTTAAATTTGACTTGATATCATCAAATTCTAAATCTGTTATTGTTAATTTATTGCTTGCCATTTATCGTAACCTCTCCAAAAACAATGAAATTTCTATGGGCTCTGGTGAATTGACTACATGGAAAAAAATTGAGACATCAAAACCATTAGCATCTATATCTCCACCAACAACAACATTATCTACCACAACTCTTGGTTCATAATTTGCCAAACATAATTCTATAGCTAATTGAATATCATATTTCGTATGAGCAGTAGCCAGACCAAACAAATGTCTGGTTACTCCTCCATCAATCTCAGGATGGAATGGTTTATCATACTTATTTGTCAATATGAGATTCTTAACAGCTCGTTTAACAGCTTCTACATTTGTCTTTCGTACAATGTCTTTTGTTATAGGATGAGCGACAAAATCCAAATCCAGATCAGCCCATTGTCTGTTATGTGTAGAAAGTCCCTCTGTATATATTGCCGCCATAACTTGTTCCTTGTATTCCTATTTTCTTTATGTTATACTGTGTTGTGGGTTTGGTCGGGGATCAAGATATTACTTATGATATTAATTATCTTACCTTATCTTACCCTTCCTTTCCCTTGTCCTCTATATCTTTTCCAGCTTATTCTTTTCTTCTTATTCTTTGGCATGCTTCTAGTAGAATGTCTACCAATAGAAGTCACTTTTTTAATCTTTTCTCTTTTAGCCATAATATCTCCTCATATATTTATAATAGTTTTAGTAATTTACTTAGCAATAATGAATTTGCCAGACCTAGGTGATCTGCTAGAAGTATATGCGATCATAACTTGTACAAATTCTGAGCAATTTCCTATTAAAGGTACATTTACACCACCTACTTTTCTCTTTCGTTTTTTTTCATCATCAGATGCCCAACCATCTAAATATTCCCATAATACCTTGAAAATAGGAGAAACAACATACATCGCACTTAAAACTGCTCTTTCTTCTTTATATGCTTTATATTTTGCATCCGATAATTTTGTTTTGGGAAATTTTCTTGCCTCATAACCATCAGCACCAAAATATTTATGATTTAAACTAATATATTGTTTTCCTTTAGGACCCGTTGCCATAGCATTTTTTGGAACTAGTTTAGTAGATTTTTTTGTTCCCATTTTCCAACTGTCTGTTCCACCACCACCTGTCCAACCAGTTAAATATTGTTCATAAAGTGCCAATCCTTTTTTAAACTCTTTTAATATAGCTTTTGGAAGGTGATTATAACCATAACTTTCAAGAAGTTTACATAATAAAGGAATACTAGAAATAGAACCACCTCTCCCACCAGCCCCAGTAACTTCAATCTCACCTTTAACAGAACCACTTACCCCATATTTTGAATTACTTGGATCATGACGAAATTTAACTTTTTCTTTTTTGTCTGGACTAAAAAAAATAGCCAAATCTCTTGCAGACTTTTTATTAGTTAATGTATATGGTTTACTCCAATTTTGATTAACACCATAATAAAAATAACGTGCAAGTCTTGTTTCTTCTTGTGATCTACTAAAATTATATTTCACAATTACTGCTTTTGTATAAGGAGGACCAACAATTTTTTTTAATGATAAAGGTAATAAATCACCACTATTCAACAAACCATTACATAAACTATTTAACTTTGTAAAATTATATTTCTGACTTCGTTTAGCTCCTCCTTTATCCATTGATTGATCTAATGATACAACTTCTTCTTGAACTCTTGTTATAGCATCATCTGATACAAAATATATATCTGCTGGACTCCATTTATTAATATCACCAAAACTAGGATCATTATTATTAGCAAGATCAAACAATCCACCAATCTTTTCCATTGTATTAGCTGTTCGTTTAGAATCTTTTTTTGCACCCCTAACATAAATCATATCTTGAAAGTTAGGACCTTTTATCTTAGAAAAATCTTTATCAATCTTATTAATTTCTTGTATTATTTTTTTTGCAATAATAACTGAAGATTCATACCAACCAGATGATTTACCACCACTACCTTTTT